ACCTGCACCAGGTACCTGGCGGATAGCATTAATAGGATCTACGCTTGTATTAATAGCATCAAGCTCAGCGTTAGTAAACAGGTGCTCAGTAGATACGGCTAGAGCCATAACATTCTGTAAACCTGCTGGAGTCTTTGCTGGACCACGGGCTGCATCAGTAGCAAGGTACTGACCTACTACACCAGCACCTGGAGCCTGTAGGCGAGTTACGCCAATGCTCTTAGTTGGATCTGGAATGTTGTACCATGGATAATAAGATGCAGCAATGTTTCCTGTATTGTTTGCAGCAAAAATAGCTGAAGTAGCCGTAATTTGTTCTTGCGCTGCAGCAACTGATAGTCCAGAAGGAGTATCAACAACAACAAACGCATCAGCACGACCGGCAGCATAGGCTACTGCATCGCCATGAATCTGTGCAGTTAACGTACCTGTTGCAGCATACGGCGCATCTGGTGCGTACATAACTAACGGGTTAACTACAGAATCAAATGTTGACCATGATGCTGAGTAGTCTGTACGAACAGGAGCTACTCCGTCAGCTCCACCAGCAAGTGTTCCTCCTCCAACAACAGTTACTCCTGGGAACCTAGATGCATTAAACCCTGTAGATCCAATGGTGATTACAGATGTAGGGTTAGAGTTAATAACTGAGCGAACAAAATTTCTATCTGTAGATGTCATGCTTAGATCAGTATAAGATTCTACCAGATTAGTTGAAGTTGATCCCCCAACAATATTTGTTTGATAGACTTCAATACCAAAGCGGTTAGATGTTCCAGCAGCTTTAATAACTACAGAGTACTCAGAAGACCATTCTCCTGGGTTAACAGCACTAACTGTAAAGACTGCGTTTGGAGCAGTAGTTACTGCAACTGTTGCTACTCCAGAAGCACCTGTAACAGCAGTACCAGTAGCAGCACTTGTAACAGTAAACTGTGAGCTTGAACGGGTTGCAATAGTTACGCTTGTTAGGTTAAAAGCTGATGTTGAAAGACCTGTAATAGATACAGTTTGTCCAACAGCAAACGTGTTAGTAGCAGTGTATGTGATAGTTCCATCTGTAGCAGAAGCTGCTGTAACGGTTGCGGTAACGTTAGTGGTAGTTCCAGGACCATCGTTAATTACGACTGAACCTGTTGCTGAACTTGCACCAATAACACGCTTTACGTATAGGTTGCGGCCGCCATTAGCAAAAAAGTTATAGGCAGCCCAAGTGGTTGGGTATGAGTCGTTTAATCCACCAAAAGCCTTAACAAAGTCTGTCCAAGTACTAACTAGTACTGGTGCAGTTGTAGGACCTTTAGGAAGAGCTCCAGCAAATGCTCCGACAGCGTTTGCAGTGTTTGCAGGCTGAACAGATTGTTGCAGAGCTACTTCTTGGATATAGACTCCGGGACGGGCAAAGTTTGCCATTCGGGGTTACTCCTTCGGTTAGGTTGTTTTCTTAGTGGGGCCGAGTTATTTACTGATTTATGGTAAAAGGTATAGTTTGAGATACGAGTGATGTATTAACATCCAGCACTTGATATACATCAACGAGTTGTTGGGTAAACAACTCTGCGCTTATACGGATGTTATAGACATTGCTAAAGAGGCGTTTGCCACCTTCAGTAGTGTCTCTTTTTGAGAACCCCAACATATCCAAACGACGGTTTGTGCCATCTTGAGGAACGGGTAGTTGCCCAAATCTAAATGGTAGTCTACCAGGTGCAAACAACTTAGCCATAATCTGACGATCATGACGAGGCTGGCGGGACCAGGTTGAGACTTGGTAGATAAGATCTACCGGGATAGGAAAGTCAATTGGTTGATTAATAGAGTCATCTTCATTAAGATTAGGTGTATAGCCTTCAGGCGTATAGGTTAGGTTTACCACACCTCGGTGGGCACGCTCAGTATCCTCACGAATCCCTACTAAGTCTAGAGTAATATATGGGTATACCTGCTGACGGATATCCTTGTCTGGCTGCCCATAGTAAACGCCTACAGGACGAGCAGAGTTACCTGCGTCTGAAACAGTGATCCCTTGAAGCAAAGTCTTAAGAGCTTCGTCCTCATTAATAATAAATGGCATTACATTACCCCCAGTATATAGGTAGTAATAGCTGGTGAAGGAGGCTGGTCTTGAGTACCGTAATTTAAAGTCATTGCGGCTTCTTTGTGCTTGGGGTGAGAAAATTTTACGGTGCCGTTAGGATGAAAAGTCATACTACTTACAACTTCTTGAGGCCACCCATATGATAATGCATGGGTACGCAAGTCTGCAGTCTCGTATTTTTTAGTGTGAGGCTTGGCAACCTGCTCTAGAACAGAGTATAGAAATGATTTAACTTTAGGCACGGTTACGGAGCCAATTCGATAGCAAATACCCTGCAGCAAAACCAATAACGATTTTCTTACCACCGTTTTGATTAAGGCTGGCTAAGCCACGAACAAACTCCTGTTTATCGGCATCAGTCTCTTCACGAGCAAGCCGATTAGCTAAATTAATCATAATTCCTCCATAGGAAGACGCAGGGTGTTACAAGCAGGGTTCCGGATTACTCCGGCGTTAATAGCAATAGTAAACGAAAAAACCCCCTTGCGGGGGTTAAATCGCTACTTCTTTTTAATCTTCTTAATGATCTTCTTGTCCATCTTGGCATCGTCTTCTTGAGACTTAGGCTTACGATGCTTTTTGTCAGCCTTATGAAAAGCCGCCTTCTGCTTAGGAGTCATGCCCTTGGTGTCCTTAGCGTCCTGCTTCTTGTCTGACTTCTCGGTGTACTTAGCCATTACATACCCTTTTTTCTGACCATAGAAGCCTTCTTGGCTTTGCCTTTAGAGTCTTTCTTTTTATCATACTTCTTATTGGCAGCCGCTAAGGTCTTCTCGCCATGCTTGTCTTTTGGCTTACCGCAGCCACAGGTTGCGCACATTATTTCTTACCTTTCGTAGTTTTTGATTTATCAGACATCACCAGGATGTCCTTCAGGATTTTCATAGAATGAGTATTGATCTCGGGCACCGAATGGTGTATAAGAGGCGTACTCTGCAAACTGTGGATCGTTGACCAACTCTTCTGCGTTTACCTGGTATAGGACAATCCCAAACAAGGTGTAGTCGTTGGTGATGATTCCCTTAGGCAAGATTTGACGGGGAGTGAATACTTCATTCTTAAACACAACTCGGTCTCTTAAGAATGCGTCTGGGTTAGTAGGTAAGGATCTTAGTTCAGGGATAGTAATTGAATCTGAGGTAGATAGGTGACTACCCTCAGATATATCCATATTAACGGTAACGGTCAATACGTCAGTGTTGTAGAAACCGCGGTCATTAGGAACTGTCATTCCCTGAGTCAGGGTAGCGTTGATCACAGGGATGTGATACGGACCCTTCCAACGACGACCGCCGGTATTAGAACCTACATCGTATATTGGGTCTACCACAGTAGCGACTGGATCATACAGCCACCACTCTAGTTCGTAACCTACTGTACGTACAATTTCCTTTGTGGTGCCGCGAATGATTGATCCACGTTCGTGGTTGATAGTAAACCTAGACCCCTCAACACGTTCACCTCTCATGGCTACTCCTGTACGTTAACGTGAGGGTTTGTAAATGTTGAAGTTTCTGGATCGTAGGTAGCGTTAGGAACGATGTGTTCTAAGTCGGTACGATCAGTTACGTCAATGATTACCGGTTCGCTCAAAAAGATAGCGGCAAGACGTTCGTCAGTATGCAAGATATCTGTTACTACGTTATCGATAATAAATGCCAATTTAATAGGTGGCAGAGGTCTTTCTTCGGCCATTACATTTCCTCCTTATAGGATACTTGTACTGCTTCCAACTTGTGTAGGGGGCAGGACGCATTTGGAAGCTTTGTTTTAAGCTTCATAATACAACCACACTCTTTGCACTGAGATGTAGCTTTAATAAATCTATCGCATCCACGGCAGATATCAAGGCGCTGCAAAGCGATATCTGTCTCTACTCGTCCAATATTTTTATTGAACAAGTCCCATGGTCTAGCTGGTTTTTCACTCATATGCTCTCCTAAATAGTAGCTAAGAAGTTATCGGTTGTAGAGCCCTGACTTCCTGTGGAAGGACCCTT